GACTATAATGGAAATAAATTTTTAATAATGAATGCTCAAACTAATGATTATTCAGCAAAGGTATTGTCATATGTAATTAATTATGCAGAAAAAAACAATATGAATTTAATTTATGATCTTACATGGGGAGGGGCTTGGATATTAAAAGGAGACAAAGATCAGTTAGCAGATTATATTTTTAATTCAAAATCTTTTGAACATATGCCATTAAACTTTACACATCATCAAGAAACTATATAGTATTATCAAAATCTTCAAACTTAGTCCAAAGACTACAAGAGTATCTGGTATTACCTTTAGTGCTTCTAACTCCATGCAAGTAATGTGTATTTCCAGGAAATGAAATAAGCATTCCTGGCTTTGGTTTGATTTCAAATTTAAAATCTGGAAAAAATAATTCTCCACCCTCAAAATCATCATTTAGGTATAATATATTTGCTAAATGACCACTCCAAAAATAAGGAAAATATTTTTCTTGAGTTTCATAATTATTCTCTTCATCAAATTTTTGTGTCCATCCTATTACATCTGTGTGTGGATCTAAATAAGTGCCTGATGGATGAAATGCATAATGAAGATCTATATCGGTTATTTGATTCATATTATAAAATTTTGTAGCATTTTGTGCTATTAAAGGAGTAATGTATGAAGCAAAATATTTTAACATTTTATTATCTATTTGTGTATATGATAAACCTTTGCCGTGAGTGTGATGAGTTTCGTATTCTGGTTCATGCTTTTTACATTCATTAAGTATGATATCAACTTCATCTTGTGGTAAAAAGTTTTCAAATATCCCAATGTTTTTTGTATCAATACCTAGTTTTGTTGTAATGTTGTCTATTTTTTTAACTTTTGGTCTATAATAGTTTTCATCTATTTGATACAAGACTAATCTTCTTTCTTATGATTAACCACATATCTTGAAAACTTTTCTTTAATAGTACCATCTTTTCTAACACGAACAATCCATCCATCTTTTATTTGAAATGGATTATGAGCATATTTTTTAAGTCTGTTTTTTCTTAATCTGTTATTGCTCATTATAAAACTATTCTATTTGATTTGGTATAATCTTTACCAAAGTCAGCAAACAATGCTTTATCTTTTTCAGCATTAACAATTCTTCTTGACCATGCAAAACCAGCATCGCCACCCCATGCTAACCACATAATATATCCGTTAGATGGATTGGCTTGATTGCCCCAGTCTTTACCCTTTTTATCTACTTCATGACGTGAAAAATAAGAATACATTCTTTTTACCGTACTAAGAGATAGTGATTCTCCTCTTGCCAATTGTCCTGCACGAGTCCAACCAACTGATGTTCCAGCACCATTTGCTTTTCCATCTTCTTTAAATTTAATTGCTTTACGTGCTGCTGAACGTGCTCCTGCTGGTGGAGAATATCCATCTGCTTTTGACAAACCATCTGTTTCATAAACAACAGTATCGTCATCTTCCCAAAGATCATCTGCTTTTGCTGCAGGTACACAGTTAGGAACTGGCTTACCATTTTGCTCCTGGCTTCATACCACGTTGTACATATCCATCCCAACATGGGGCTTGCTTATTCATGTTGCCGCAGCAATCACTTTTCATTTCATTTGCTTGACATACTGGACATTGTTCACAACTTACATTTAATTCTTTACATGTTGGACATCCGCAACCTTCATATTCTTTTTTTACATCATCTTCATCTTCTTCATCATCAGAAGATCCTGAAGACATAGACTTATCCATTTCTTCATCATTTTCCATATTAGGTAAAATCATTACATCTTTTGCTTTTGCACCAACAAAGTATTCTGTTTCTTCAAGTTCGCCTTCTTCCATTTCAAATAATTGAATTAAAATAGCAGGCTCTTCTGGTGATGCTTCAAGAGAATATTCTGATCCTGGCATACCAAGCATTCCTTCTGTCATTACATGAACTACACGACCAACATACATTTCTTCTTCATGTGGTGCCATAACCATGTCGCCTTCTTTAACCATGGCTTTACCTATATTACCTTCAGAACGATTAATAGCATAAATTTGTGCTGCTGCTTCTTTTGCTGTTTTATGACAACCCATGACTGTACCGTCGTCTTTTAGGGCAGGGTACCCTTTACATCCGTATGAGCCTTTTGCTCCAACATGATATGGCATAAATCCATTATACCACCTCTTGGTGCTATAATTTCTATATGGTTTATGAAAAGTATTTAGAGCAGTTTGACAAAATAGGATATTCTGAAAATAGGATAGTTACAATATCAAACTTTATAAATAAAAACAGCCTTGCCCTAGTTAATCACTGGCTAAAGGAATGTAGGGCAGAAGGTGGAATTGACAGAAATAATATAGATAACCAAGAAGTTATCAATATACTTATAGATAGTGAAAAAAGAATATATGATCAAATATGCCAGCATTATGCTATACCATACAATGTTGACTTTGATTATAAAGCCTATATACCAAGTCATTTAATAAAGTGGAATCTTGGCTATGATAAACCAATGCCAGTTCATTCTGATTGTGAACGTCCAGATGGATCTCCAGCAATGCATGATGGATATTATAAATATAATTTAGCAGCAATTTGTTATTTAAATGATGAATATGTTGGAGGAAAAATATTTTTTCCAGAATTTAATAAAGAAATCAAACCAAATGCTGGAGATTTAATCATGTTTCCAGGAAAGTTTAAACATGGAGTTACTGGAGTAATTAGTGGAGATAGACACACCATGCTAACTTGGTTTAGGTTTAATGTTGAGGATAATATTGCTGATGAAGATTTGCCATATTCTGGCACTGCTCTTGGTGTTTTATTTAATAATGAGACAGGCAGTTAATTAAAACCACCTGCCTCAAATCACACCTGTTTATTTTTTAGCAGGCTTCTTAGCAGACTTAACTGCTTTTTCAACTTCTGTTACATCTGGAAGTCTTCCAAATGCTTTATCGTTTGGATTAATTGCACGTAATGCTACTGGTGCAATTGCTGCTATCAATGCGTATGCTAGATCTTTTGGATCTGTTACGCCAGTCATATACAATGCTAGTGCAGCACCAAGGACAGAACGTCCGTATGATGCAAGAGCAGCCTTTAGTTGTTTGTTATCCATTATTTATTTCTCCTTTTTTCTTTGAGCACTCAATATGCTCAAACCTATGAGTAACTTTTCTTGGACCAAAAGTTTTTTTTGTATCCATTTTCCATTACTTTTTTAATTCCATAAGACATTTTTTTAAATTGTTTATCATTATATTCTAATCCTTGAGAAGTCCAATCTTCTCTTTTAATAAAAATCATTTGATATATTGGAGTTCCAGCAGGTATCAAACCTTCAAACCCTTTCTTTACCATAAAAGGTATTGGTCCATTAACAGACCATTTATCTGTATCTATAATACCATTCATTGTTAAGAATGGTAAGTCTAATCTATTTGCTGGATGAAAATATAATGTGCTATACCCTGCAGGAGTTTGAGGTTCCCACTGAGTTATCCAGTGAAACTCCGTAGTATAGTATCCATCAAAGTTTGGAAACACTCTTCTAGAATCAGTGTCATGTGCTCTTGTTGACAATGGTTTAATTGGTCCTGCCCATTTATAATTTAAAATATCATTTCCTGTATTTGGATCAGTACCTAGATTAACAATTTCAACATCACATATTAATTCTTGAGTATATCCAGAAGTTAATGCATCTATAAAAGGTGGACATTTTTTTGCTGTACCATCTTCCCTATTACCTTTGAGTGTTGGTTGAAGAGTTGGCATATCCTTAAACCATTTAGGTAAATAGTTTTTTGCAGACTGTGGTCGTGGAGTCATAAACTCTGCATCTTGACTAGATGGAATAAAGTTTACTTCTTGACTGTTGGTCATGATAAAAACATTGTCCTTTGTACCTGACTCATATGCAAGTCACATAAGTTTAATTCTCGTGGATGATCATTAAATATTCTTGTTGATTCTTCAGCACAAGAATATTCTTCACATACACGAAAAGCACTCCAGGCTACCTCTGTTGGGTCTTTAAGCCTTATCAAGATCTACCTCCTCTGGAACCAATTTCTTTAATTCATGAAATGAGTTGGATACAACACTCATTTGATCTCTAGTATCTGTATCAAAAATAGCACCGTACTTATCATGAAACTCTACAATTGGACGTAAGTCTGTTATGACATTGCCTAATGTATTTTGTACATTTTCTATATATTCAAAAGCAGACTCTCTAGACTGATTAAGAAAAGTTATAAAACCTTCTTGAACATCTGTTTTTACAGACTCTTCTTTATCTCTATCTTTTAATTTATCAAGTAGAAAAGCATTTGTTGTAGTTGCATCTATTTGCATTTGAAATATCTTACTTAAAGCATCAGTATACTTGAACTTTAACCATATGTTTTTTAATACAGTTGCCATAGACAATGCTGTAGTAAATATTAATAAAAATATTAACCAACTATTTTGCATCTTTGATGGCCTCTCTTGTCAGTAAAACTATGGCACCATTTTGCTCCAATGCCTTTTTAACTTTAAATATGTACTGAACTGCTTCTATCTTTGAATCATGATCTAATTTAATCAAAGACCTAGCATCTATTTTTACAGACAAAAAGTTATCGTTGTCTACAATCTGCACACCAAAGTTTTTAGGTGCAGTAATAGAACGAAAAGCCCTTTTCATGCTGTCAGTATACATCATTAGTCCTATAACATTATATCAGAGGCTATTATTTACTAGTACCCATGGTTAAGGTTTGCCAAATATTTGCCCAGATAGGTTTTGTTTTATGGTTATTAAATTCTCTAGATATTTCTCCTTGTTCAAGATAAATACCGCCCCAAACTCCCCATTCTTTTTGAGTGATTCCAACAGAAAAACATTCTTTCATAACAGGACACTCTGAACATAGTTTGTCTATGGCTGGCCTAAGCATTAAATCATTTTCATATTTTTCAAAAAAAATGTTAGTGTCATATTTATAACATGATCCTTTTTCTTTCCATTCATGTTTTTTCATATTATCCTACATATTTAGTTGGAATATTCCAACCATCTCTTGATGGTGAAAATATTTTTTTAATATACCATGCTCCATTAACAAAGGCACCAGCAGTAGACAAACGCCCCTTATCTGATTGTGTCATCTCTATTACATCCCAACCATCCCAAGACAACTTTTTATTATTTGAAACAATTGATTCCATAACTTCTAATTTATCAATTATCATTTTGCACCTAAATCAATTGCTTTAAAACCAGTTTCTCTATCAAACAAAATCCAATCCATTGATTCAATTTGCATTTCTCTATCTATGTGTTCAAGAACAATATCTTTATCTAGTTCTCCACATGTATATAAATCGAATTGCAACATTGCAGGATCTTTTTCATCCCAAATATGAAAAGCAATGTGAGATGTTTCAATCATTACTACTGCTGTTAAGCCACGATTTCCTTCTGCCTCAACATAAGAAGCAAATGGACCTTTAATAATTTTCATTTGTATTGCATAAACTAGTCTTGTTAAAAAACCAACACCATCTTCTGGAGTTTTTAGTGGATTCTTTACTCTAGCATTAATTAATATGTGTTTATGTTGTAACATTATTTTTCTTTCTCTAGTAGCGGAATATTCCAACTTCAACGTTGTGAAGTTCTGCTTCTGCAACTAATGCAGAAGGTTGATCCTGTGGAGTACTTAAATAAGCAAAGTATCCAATTGAATCAAAATTTTCTTTTAGCCAAGTTGGGGCAACTTTAAAAAATTTAATTTTCTTACCCCTTGCCCTTAATCCTCGCTCAGATAAATTTGAAAACTCTGAAACCATAGAATTAATTTTTGCTGGACCTGCTGAATAGATATAAAACTTAGTATCATCTTCTGGCAGTGATGCTAGTGCTACACCCATAGCCCTGATGAATATGCTATAATCGTCAAAACTTTTGCTGCCCTGAACTGCAATTATCATAACTATTCACCCTTTCTAAGTTGGTCTATAATAAAAAGCATCTTATCTAATTCTACCTTACTCATACCCATTGTGTCAACTACCTTAGCATTATCTTTATCTACATCCCCATTAATAATGTCAGACACATAAAATACGTTATTTTTAGTCCAATATGCCTTGCCATCTACAATCAATATCCTAATATTTACACTTTTAAGATGTTTTCTTGATTGATTATTTTTAGGAATATTTTTAGTTATTTGATCAACCTGTGGAAGAATTGGTGCTAAAATTTTATGTATATGGCTTTGGCTGTATTTAATTAAAAAAAATGGATCACGTTTATTTTTTTTATTGATTAAGAATAAAGTAGATAAAAATAGTATAAGAGTTGTTGTTACTACACCTAATAAAAATTCCATTTGTTTTATTCTTTTTCCATAATGATTCTAATTATTTCTTTTAATGTGTACTTATTATTTTCTTTTAACTTATCAACCTCTTCTTTATTAAAGGCTTTTGGTAATAAATTAATTGTTGGTTCTTTCTGAGTTACATCCATTGCTATAAAACCGTGCTGCCAAAGTGCCATGGTTTCTCTGGTAAAATATGTAGCCATCTCGTTATGAAGTTCTGGATTAACATATTCTAATTTAGAAGTAAAATTATATAATGGTTCCCCAGTTTCAATGTCTATTCCAGCAACTTCTAAAGCACCAGATAAAATAAGATTGGCTATAATATCTTGATTGTCACTCATTGTTAAGTTTCTACTTTATTAACGATACAGAAAATGAAGTTTTCTTACAAGGTTTTAAACCTGTAATAATTGCATCTTTTTCTTTTTTATCAACGGATAGTGACCATCTAACTTTAATTGATACCCAGTTAGTTAAATATTCGCAAATGTATGCTTTGTTTGTTGGCAGCCATTCTGCTGGATCTCTATCTGATTTTGATCTGTTAGATGCACCAGTTACTGCAATTAAGTGTCTTAAATCAGTTTGATCATTTGCATATGCTTCACGTTTTTTAGCATCCCATGCACTCGCACCAGAATCCCATGCTTCTGCTAGTGGAACCATGTGGTCAACATCAAGTTTGCCTGCTTCGGTTACAGTTGCATTATCATATATACTTAACCATTTGCCACCTGTAATTGCACACTTTTTATCAACAGTTGGCTTTACAATTGCTTCTGAAACAATAACTGCTTTTCTAGAATCACAACCATTACCAACACCAACCCAGTGTTTAAATTGTTCTCTTTTATATCCTGTACGAACTTCATCAGCAACCTTTAATGTGTTCAATGCTGATAGTGCATCTTTATATTTACTATCTACAGCATTTGCAGAAATGGTATTTAAAGATAATACTGTTGCACAAATTGCAATTAAAATTTTATTTTGCACCATTTGCTTTTACCCCCATATATCCTGTTTTCTTTTTATTCATGCTCCCTGGAACATGAAAACCACTTTTATTTGGTGCCTTAGCAATTCTTTTTTCTAAGGCTTTTTGAATTTTGTCGTGATGTTTACCCATTATTTTCTCCTAGTTTTTCTACTTTAAAACTACTATCTTCATTATGCACAACACTTTTAATATTAGGTAGTTTAATTATCTTAGCATTTGGAAAATCAAGTTTAATCATTTCACTAACTTGTTCAAAATGCAACAAATCATCTTTTGTCATCCCAGAAACATGTTTAACTCCCACAACAACTTGTGGGTTTATATACAAGGCATCTACATATTGTCCAGAATTTACTTCATTCCATGTTTGATAAGTATCTAACATTAAAGTAGTATCTTCTTTCCAATCAAAAAGACCAAACTTTCTAATAATAGTTATTGCTCTTGTTGGTAAAGCATCTTCATGACTATCACCAGTATTAACTATTTTATGATGAAATACCTCTGGATCTTCCCAAACTCTTGATGATGTATTCTCTATTGTATCTACCCAAACTATAATATTGGGTTTTCCAAAAACATCTCTATGTTGTTGTAAATTAAATACTGAGTCAACAATAACTGGCTTATCCTGTGTTTGTTCTAGTGTTTTTGCTAATATACCAAGTTTATAATAATATTGTATTTCTGACATACCGCCAAAAACATCTGTATATCTTTGTCTATCTAGGTGCAAACCGTTAATTCTATCTCTAACTGCATCTGCAATTTCTGTAGCACCAGATCCAGGCAAACCCATAAATTGAATTATCATTTTAACTAAAGTGCCTATCGTATTGCAAAACAACCTGTGCAATCATACTATCTATAGAACCCATAGATTTTGTTATTACAAAGTGGTATTCGTGTTCTAGTGGTGCTTCCCATTTAAAATCAGATGGAGCATTTGGAACTGGAGTTGGAGGAACTGCATCTGCCTCATCAACTGTATCTACCCAAACACTTAGAGTGTTAGGAAAATAATCTGGATAATCTCTAAACTGTTCTCTTGCTTCTATTGTTGGAAAATATCCACTTGGAACAAAAAGTTCTATCTTATTTCTTGATGCCACTGTACCAATAGTTCTTAACCATCTTGCGTATGGTGACTCTGTACTTGCTGTAGGTAACTCTCTATCTGTGCAAAAAAAGCCACCCATTTTATCTGAAAAACCTTTTGCAACTTGATTTCTAGTTTCTGCGTCTAAACCAAAAAAATGAACTGTACGCATAATTAGTCCTGTCCTTTCAACTTGTTTTCAATCAACTTATCTCTTTCATCTATTATGTTAATAGCAAATTTCATAATCTTATCATATCCAACAGCGTTGTCAACAATTTTATTATAGTGATGTGCACAAAACAACAAGTCCCCATCTAAGCCTACAGCCTTTACATAGGCTTGTGCATTACACCTATCACATCTATCGTGTAATGTTAATAGATATTCTTTTTGATCAGAGGTTGTTTGAGTCATTAACATAATTATACCTTTGTTTAGTAGTTATATCAATTCTAGCATATACCGTGAATTTTGTCTAGTATGCTATTTTTTTCTTTTATCAGTTGAATAAAATCCATCACCATTAAATACACTGGCTACTGAATCATATCTTCTGATCAAGGGTAAGTTGCATTTTTCACAACTATACCCTGGATCATTTTCCCTAATTGAGCGAACTTTTAAGTATTCTATTTGACATTTTTTACATATATATTCATAGATGGGCATTAATCCACCTTTTTACCAAACCTTGACCAGGCTCTTTCATGTAAATAATATCCAAGCATTTCACACATTGTATACACTATTGCAAATGAACCAGCATATTCCCAGTGTGCTTCACCAGTAATTGCTTTTTCAAAAAAATATACTAACGTACCAACAAAAAATATGTGAACAATAGGCCAACTTATACTTTTATAAAAACTTCTTTTTTTAGATTCCTTTTTCATACGTCTCCATTTTCTTGAATAATTCATCAAACAATTCTGCAAATTTTACAGATTCATTTAGTGATAGTGTCCAAGTCTGTTCTCCTCTAATCTTTTTGGCAAATGAGTCTGCCATTAATTGATAAGGGTCACATGCTTTAAACTCTTCTACCATTATACCATTTTTACCTTCAATAGTCAAACTACTTGGCTGTTTACAAGAAAAAAAAGCATCATTTTTATTGGTATATATCTTTCCTTCTGTTCCAGTTATAATTAATATATCTGTATTGGGAATATTTATTGAAGTGAGTATAGATGCCTGAGCATTGCCAACTGTGTAATTAATTTTTAAAGTTTCATCAACTTGGTTTGGATGCCAAACAACTTCAGTAGCAATATCTTTGACAGGGGCAAAATCAGTTATCCACAATGGTGCAACTGCAGAGTAAGGACCAAGGTCATAAAGACTTCCTCCACCTAGTTCTTTGGTTGTTCTAATTTTATTTATATCATTTATTTGATAATGTGTGGCACTAGCATTAATTTTAGTAATTTGACCAATAACACCTGAGTCAACTAATTGTTTAATCCTGACAGTTCGAGGATGCCATCTATTCCAACTTGCCTCCATTAATAATTTGCCAGTACTTTCTGAAACCTTGATTGCTTCCTTTAGTTCTTGAGCATTCATTGCTATTGGTTTTTCACACAAAACATGTTTGCCAGCCTGCATAGCCTTAATTGACCAAGGAATGTGAAGGGAATTGGGAAGAGAGATGTAGACAGCCTCTACTTTTGGATCATCAAGTAAGTCTTGGTAATTGGTATAAATTTTTCCTGTAGGAGATAATACCCTTGCCCTATCAGCATCTTTTGCCGCTACCGCATAAATTTCACCAAATAAAGAGTTTCTTAGTGCAGGGTAAAGGGCAATGCGAGCAATTAATCCTGCACCTATAAAACCAAATCTAACTTTTTCCATTATGAATATGTTTTGCTATTAAGAACGCTTCTTCTTACTTGCCAATAATCTTCTTCTATGCCTATTTCATTATAAAAATCTATAATACTTCTTGTATAGTTTAAAAAGTTAAAGTATTTATTTTTACCCATTATCATTAATTTTTTAACTTCTTTTGTCATTTCATCATCATCAAAGATCCATATTCTAGTCCAGTGATTTGGATCATTACGATCAGTTCCAACAAACTTCCACCATCTTTCATCATAAGGAAATGAGTATTTAATGTCGTTACCAGCATAATGAACTATATTATCAGCGTATGGGGCAACTACATCATAACCTTGACAATATACTGCTATAGATTGTTCTGGCTCTTCAAATGGAAATCTATGATATGAAGGAAATTCTATTGCTTTAATGTCAGAACATTTTGCAAAAATAAAATTACAAGAAATATAATAATTTTTAAAATATTTTTCATTTATTTTATCTTTATCTAATATGGAGTCAAACTCAATAACTTCGCCGTGAAAGTCTAATTCATCAAAGTTTCCACCCATAATCCATTTTGTTTTCCAATTATACCTGCCCTGTACAACTGCTGTAGCCTGTCTAGATATAATTCTCTTTTCATTATTTTTAGTTAATTCTTCTATATCTTCTATTAAACACGTATCCCAATTAAGTTCAAAATCTGCATGAGCGTCTATCCCCAAGAAATATTGTTCATCGTCTATTAGACCCCTTATAGCCTCTCTAATGCCCACTATACCTGGCTGACCTTCTGCTATATCTTTGTCTCTAACTATTTTTACGTTATTAAACATTGATAAATCTGGTTCTTCTTTATAATTTAACCCTAATCCAAATACAATATTTTCAGGATAGTAGGCAGTATCTAAAATATGATTCATAGTATCAACTAAATGAGTATCTTCCCATGCTGGAATAGACACAAATATTTTTTTATTCATTGTAATATTTTTGCTCCGTATGTTTGTTCCCAATTAATTATATCACTCTCATCATTAAGCAATGGTTGACCCTTAATGTTTAAACTAGTATTAAGTAAAACTGGTACCTTTGATATTTTGTACCATCTAGACAACAAATCGTATAACCCAGGATGCTGATCTTTATTTACAGTCTGAACTCTGGAGGTACCATCTTTATGAACAACGGACGGTAACAAATCTGGCTTTAAACACTTAACTGCATACTGCATATAAGGACTTGTAAAATTCATATCAAACCATTTACTTGCATGCTCTTCCATTACAACTGGTGCAAAGGGTCTAAAGAGTTCACGCTTTTTAATGTTATTAACCTTATCTTTAATGTTTGGATCTCGAGGGTCTGCCAATATACTTCTATTACCTAGTGCTCTTGGTCCATATTCTGCTCTTCCACTCGCTACCGCCGCAATTCCGTTATTCACTATTTCATTTAATGCTGCATATACTGGATAGTTATCTCCCAAATCATATCCAAGAAACGGTGTCTTAAAATCAATATGCTTTCCATACAAGGCTGCTGCAGCACCCAAAGAACTTCCAGCATCCCCAGGGTTTGGCATAATCCATACATCATCAAATATAGCCCACAATATTGTATTAGCAGAACAGTTAAGAGCACACCCACCCATAAAAACTAATTTATCTTTTTGAGTTAATCTTTTTGCCATAAACATAAAATCTACTAACCTTATTTGATAAACTTCTTGCACTGCTGCTGCAATATCAAACCTATCTTGCTCAGTTATTTCTGATCCCCAATCAAAAATTCCTTTATGAAAATTATATTTTTGATAATCAATTGATGGAAAATACTCTAAAACTTTTTTCAGATATTTTTGTTTATCTCCATAGGCAGCCATGCCCATCATTATGTATTCTTCTTGGTTTGGCATCAGGCCAATCAATTGAGTAAAAGCAGAATAAAACAAACCAAAACTAAAAGGATAATTATCTTTGTATATTAACTTAATATCATTTCCTTCTCCAGTCCAAATGGTAGAGGTATTAAATTCTCCAATTGAGTCAAGTACTACTATTACTGCATCGTCAAACTTACTAGTATAGTATCCTGCTGCTGCATGTGAGTAATGATGTTTAAAATTAGTCCTTGGTATTGCATTAAGATAGGTATGTTCAAACCAAGGCTTGCCGCCACCAAAACCACCACGAGTTGCAACTCTCAGTTTTTTTAAAAAAGGATTTTCATAGTAGGCTATTTGATCTGGAATCCCATACTCCAATGCATTATCTATTAAACCTTTATTAGTAAACCAGTCGTTTTTAATTTTGCTATATCTTTCTGCATGCCCAGAAAATAAAACCTTGTTATCTTTAATTAAAGATATAGAAGCATCATGAGTTGTTTCATTAATTCCCATTATTAGCATTTGTGTACTCCGTTCTATCTAAAAATTCTACAGCCCATGCATAATGTGCAGCCTCGCTTGGATGACTGCTATCATTTCCTAAAATTGTCATAGAAGGATCAACATCCTGTATATACCTAAAAGTATTATCAGCAAATCTTTTATTATCTATTTGATAATAAGTATCAAAAGATTCTTTCATACTATTATGTGTTTTAATTTCATAATCATATATATCCAAATAAATAAAATCAGTTACTCCTGGAACAATATCAACCCAAGATGTTGTAATTAATTTAATATTTTTATTTTTACAATAACTGTCCAATATGCTGTATAAATTATATACAAATAAATCTACGATTGTTCCCTCTCTACCATCCTTAGTATTAAATTTGTTCCAATCTCTACCGTAATTAGAAAAAAGAATAAATATATAATCTGGATCAGAATATTTTGCAATATATTTAAAAACATTTAAAAGTATTTCTACTGGTGACCCACCAGATAAACTTACATTAAAATATCCACTACACTTTTCTTTTTTATTTATCTCATCATACACTCTATAAGACCAACTTTTTTTAATATTATCCACTCCACAACCTGCTGTTATTGAACATCCAGCAAACAATAAATGTTTTTTATTATTATGTATTTTTGTAAAATCATCACTAAAATAATAATCATAAATATTGCTTTCAGAATTTGATTTTAAAAATGGTCCAACTATATTTTTGTCTTTTGTTAATAAATGTTGAAAATATTGAGGAGTATCTTTTTTTTGTTGTTCAATTATTCTTTTATAACTATCTGCATAATCGCTCATATTAATAAATAAAATCTCTTTTTTTAAAATGTTTTTTATTTTTTTTTAACCAAAAATAAAATTTAATCTTATATATTATTTTTTTCATCTAGATACCTCCCATAAAGATGTTTAAACCAAGCATAATGAAAAGCCTCTCCATGATGTTTTCCCATGTCTGCTGCAATAAAAAGATTTTTATTTTTTTTATTTTGTAATGAATATTCATATATGTCTTGTGCTATATCTTTTTCACTTAAAGTTTTAAAAGTTAAAGAGTTTTGTTCTAATTTGCTTATTTGTTCATATGGATTTATTTCTGAAATACTTTTATAGAATCCATCCTCT